AACCGGGATTGGCCGGGGAAACCTTTAATCGTTGTGGCCGTAACGCTCGTTATAGAACTTGCGCCACTCTTGGGCTGTCGGGCTGCGGCCAAGTATTTGGCTCAGTTCTTTCCAAGCAGCCTCGAATTCACGCCCACGGTCCGGCCACTCNTCGTCCATACTGAAAACCGGCACCACNGTGCACTGACAGTGATCGTGGAACANCTCNCCGAACACTCCGGTGCCGCGAAGNACCGATGGAGCGTCCTCGCCCTTGCGAGATGCCGAGAAGCGAGAGTGGTACACCGGTCCGCGGGAGGCGAGCATCGCGCAGAACCAGCACGGATTCGGGCCGGTCTTTCGGGCCCAGCGCAGCGCCGCCTCGTCACGCACAATCGCGTCGAACGTGGCGTCCCGGCCCCCGTTGAGCACGTGCCGCCCGGCAGCCCCGGAGACCTCGACGAACGCGGTGTTTCGGGCATCCTCGAGCAGCATGCCCTTGCCGACGCGCTTCTTGATGCCGACCGGGCCGAGAACCCGCATCGAGGTCTCGATGGCCTCCCGCGGCGGGATCAGCCCNGTAGACCCGCGGAAGGATGGTGATGAGCCGAGCTCGTAGCTGCGGTATTCCTCGTAGAACTCGATGGCCAGCTCGGCAGACCGGCGGCNNTNCGCGNTGATCAGCNCGACGNCCTGACGGAGCCAGCTCGGTGTGGTCTCGTCCAGCCGGTAGGGGTCCAGCGCCAACCAGAGGGTGGCCAGCTCCAGAAGCATCTCCGAGCGCAAGCCAAGCTGGGCAGCGCGGTGCCGCTCAGCCGCATAGATGGCCTCCGCGGTCGCCATTTACTCCGCCTCGCCGCCTTGGTTGTTGCCGAGAAGGTCGCGGGTCTGGCGCTCGAGCTCGGCCTGGAAGTTCTCCAAGGCGTTGTCCTCGGCCATCTGCTTCCATTCCTCGACGTCGGACTGCTCCACGCCGGGGATGCGGCTCCACAGGGCCTGCTTCGGCACACCGAGCATCTGGGCAGCCTTGCCGTAGGCGTCGACGGCCTGCGACAGCGAGCGGACCTCCATGTCCTGCCAGGTGACGCGGCCATGCACGTCCTCGGCGTCCTCGAAGTTGCCCTCGAGGTAGGCCCCCAGCCGCAACCACTGGGCGTACTGCGAGCCCAGGGCCTGCTGCCAGTCCGAGGTCTTGCGCATCTGCCCGCCGCGGGCTGCGACCAGGGCGTCGGCCGAGAGGTTGACCAGCTGGCCGGTCAGCTCATAGGTCGGCGTCTGGCTGATGGAGGCCAGCGTCTCGACGTCCCACTGCGCGGCGCGGATGAAGCCGTCCAGCGGGGTCTCCGGCAACGCCCCGAACTTGGTGTCCGGGCTATCGGAGACGAGGATGTCGCCGTGCCGGAGCTGCATCATGAACTGCTTCATCTTCTCCGGGTCAGCTGGCTTCTCCAAGCCAACCGCGGTACGGACCTTCCAGCTTTCGAAGTGCTGGACCAACAGCCGGTCGTAAGTGGTCTTATTCAACCGCTTGACCAGGCCAACGAACGGTTCGACCTGCCCGTAGCAGCGGCCGTCGATGTCCGGCATACCAAACTGCACGACCGGGGGATGGTAGAAGCCATGAATCCGCGGCTCGATGTACTCCGGATCCCCACCATCCATCGGCATGTCGATCCGATGCACAAACTTCTCGTCGTATAGCTCGAGCAGGAAGTGCCTGCCTGGGGCCTCGTGAACCTGCAGCCAAAACATNGGCCACTCGTCCCAGGCCGGGTCCTGATAGACGGCGTACGACCACCGCGGACTGATCGGCTTCAGCACNGANCGCGGGCCGTCACGGTCCTCACCCGGCAACGCGAGACCGAAGGCATACCCGTAGACCAGCGCCGCCTTGTTGATCTGTCCGTGCCGACGGTCGAGCCGATTGGCCAGCCACAGCTCCCACGGCCGGGCGTTCTCGTCACCAGGGTTGGCGTCGTTCGAGGACTTGTACCCGTCGACCCGCAGCCCCTGCGCGACAGAGTTGACCACCAGCCAAAGCCAGGGCGAGTTGGACAGCTCGGCGAGCTTCTTGTGCTCTTCGGTAGCCGAGCGGGGGATCCTGACCGGCTCCTGCTTCCAGTGCGCCCAGAAGTCGAGCCAGTCAAGCCGTGCCCGCTCCTTACGCCACCGNTNGAACAGATCCTCCGCGGCCTCAAGGGCAGCCTTCCGCTCCGCGGCGGACACGCGTGGCTCAGCCATTAACACCGCCCTTTCAGAACCAGAGTTGGCCTGCTCGCTTCTTGTTTCCCTTTGCACGCTCGGCCAGGAGAAGTCGTCTGACCATGCGGGCGCCGATCATTGCGACGGCCGCGTCGATCTTTCGAGAAGAATCCGGACTCTCTTTCGAGATGGACTCCGTGTTAAACCGGTTGATGTGCACGACAGCGTTCAGCACGTGCCGCTGCAGCGCCGAGTTGCCNTCGTGGGTGAACGCGACCTCATCAGCCTCGATCTCACCGCGGGTCAGCTCACACGCCAAGCCGAAGTCGTACACCTTGCTCCGCATGTCCCACGCGATCGGCTGNGGNTCCTTGCCACCCGGAACGGCGTGAATCTCGAGCTGGTCGGCGTAACGCCGCGGCCACTCCACCTTGGCGTAGTGCTCCCATTCCTTGACGTCGGAGAAGAAGCCGACAACCTTGTAGGTCTGGAACGCCTTTTCGACCGCTTTGTCGATGGCGTGGATGTTGACGGTCTCGCGCTTGTCCTTGTCGTGTGAAACCCCATTCGGTTCCCAGATCCCCAGGGTGAACACATGGCCGTCCTCGACACAGCAGCCGATGAGCGCCGAGGCGTCCCGAGACAGCGAGCCGTCGAAGAACATCACGATCTCTTCGCCCGGCTTCGCGCGACGGTAGGGCTGGTGGCCAAGCTCGGTGTGCCCGTCCGCGGCCAGCCGCTCCCACTGCTCCTTGGTGACCCAGGCGTTGCTGCGCGCCGTCGGCCGGTTGCCGTACTTGCGCATCGACTCGTCGAGGGTCGACTTGGCCGGGTCTTCCGACACGCGGCTATAGATCTCGTCGATGATGGAGTCGAGCGGAGCCCAGTAGCAGTCGTCATAGACGAACTCGAGGCCCTTACGCAGCTCGTCCGGGTTGGCCCAGTCGACGTCGGCCGGAATGACGCGGGCGTCGTACAGAGTCCCTGCCTTGGCCCGGGAGCGGCCTTCCTGCTGCAGAACCCAGTCTTCCCAGTCCCGCTCCGCGACCGAGTCCTCACCCGGCACCCAGGCGTTGCAGGTGGTGAGGATCCGGGCACCTTCGGACTTGGTGATGTTACCGCGGACGGTGTTCATCAGGGCGTGGCCGCCGTTGGAGGCCTTCCAGTGCTCCGTCTCGTCGGCGATCAGAAACGTCGGCAGCGCACCCTCGATACCGGGCGCCGAGGACGTCTTGATCTCGAGCTTGCCTGCCGGGGGCCGGTAGTACTGCTCCTTGCCAATGTCCAGGCCGAACTCGTCGACGATGCGGCTGCCCTTGTGGGCGTAGGCCCAGACGTTCCGCATCGTGTTCGACGTCTGGTCCTTGTTCGTCGCAATGATCTGGACCAGCGGCATGTCGACCGGCTTACCAACACAGCCGCCCGGGCGCTTCGGGTCGAAATCTTTGAGCCGGACCGGGAAACACAACTCCGCCAGCGCCAGCACCGCGGCGAACGGCGACTTACCGCTGTTGCACGTCGGGATGTTGTGCTCCCCCACAAGGTACTGGTGCGACGGGTGGGCCACCGTAATGCACCGAGCGGGCACTGTGTCGACCTTGCGGATGGACACGATGGTGCGCGAGCGGGAGAACGGCTGCGCATGCCTGCGCTCAGCAGCCGCGCGAATCTTGGCTGCCTTCCGGGGAAGCCTCGCGACGACCTCTCCCGGCTGCGGAGTGAACCGAATCCTAGTGCGGGTACCGCAGTCCTTGCCGTACAAGGTGGCGGCATTGACGGTCTTGGTCGGCATGAGCCCCAGCGACACCGCGAGTTCGAAGATGTCGTCCGCGAGCTTGGTCGACTTGACGGAGATCTCGACGGTGCCGGTCTTGGTCACAGACCCGTCGGAATCCACGATGCCCTGCAGGAGCGCCCAACGCTGTTCCGCGGAAGCACGCAAGTACTGCGTCGGGATGTGCTTGTCGTGCAGCACCCCAAGCTCGCGCAAGGACACCTTGGCGNGNCCGCGGCCAAAGCNAACCCGGTAGGCTGTGTTAGTCGGCTTCGGCTCGCCTACCTCGACCCCCTCGGCGGCCAGCTGGTGCAGCACGAACGAGAGGTCTTCGGCCCCGACCGTGATCCGCGGAGCGTCGCTGTCCCCGTCGCCAAGCCAGTAGCCCAGCACATACGGAGAAATCGGCAGATCAACAGTCGGGCCGTCAATAACCGGGCTCGCGTGTACCCGCCAGCGTCCGACGCCGCCCTTGGACGCCTTGGTTTTGCCGCGCGTGAGCGGACGCTCATAGGTGACGCCGAGCTCGGCCATCTCCGCCGTAGTGACAACCCGGCGCACACGCTGCGACCGCCCGACGAACTCGTCTACCTCCCAGCGGTGAGAGCCGGTACAAACAATCGTCTCTCCACCGCGGAATGTCAGCTCGTAGC